CGCAAAAGCGTCGGTGGCTTCGACGCGGCCGCCAACGCCTGAGCCGCTCCCGGTAAGGGTCGAGGCCTCAAGTTGCAGTTTGGCCTTGCCTGTGCTCTTGAGCAGTTCCAACGCTTTGATCATGCGCGCTCCGAAAAAGTGCCGGGTTGCCCCGGCCCAAAGGTTGGAGACTCTAAGCTGCTGCGGTGCCGGTTGAGCGGAAGCGCACGCCTGCGTTCGGATCGCGCACGCTAGTGGCTAGGCGTTTTTCGCCGTAGAACGTAATAGAGCCGGGAAGCGTTTGATCGTAGCGCCGCAGGATCATGGTAAGACGATCGACAATCGTAAAATACTGCTGCCAATCTGCAAAGTACATCGGATACCGGGATGCGGTACCTGCTGCTGCGGTTGAGGGCTGGCTTGGGTTGTCGAGGTAGGCGTTGACCACGACGTTAAAGCCCAACAACTGACCGACGATGCCGTCGGTGCGCGCAAGCGCATCGACATAGATCGGCCGACCCTGGTTGTCCACCAGGCCACGGATTGCTTGCAACAGAATTGGGTTGATCGCAAACGCGGTCGTTGGCGTCCAGTATTGTTGCGGCAGACTGTAGATCAAGTTGACAACGTCTTTGTAGCCGATGTTGTTGGCCGCTACAGTGTTGGCATTGGTCGTCAACTGATCGTAGGTGGCAAGGTTGTGCACCCCGTCGCTCGTTGCAGTGCCCGAGGAGCCAAAGCTCGACGCGGTTACAGCACCGCCGGTGTAGGTCGCGGCTTGACCTGGATAGCTGTCGAGTCCGCGCAATCCGTCGGTTGCGCCAGTGCTCGTCGTTGTGCTGCCGGCTTGATCGTTGTTCTGGATCATCGACTGCGCTTCGGTCTGCGAAAACTCAAGCGTCATGTCGCCGACGACATTGGGCTCGAGCCCATCAATATCGTCAAGCGCTGCAGTGCGAATCGGGAACTGCACGTTGAGATCTTTCATCGTGACTTGCCAGATCGCTGTGCCGACCGTCGTGGCTGCGCCATTGTTTTGAATAGCGTAGCCCCACTGTGCGCCTGCATTTCCGGTTTTGACTCTAAATTGGTAGGCGCTTGCATCGGTCGCTACTTCGCGGCAAACGCCGCGCATCGGGTTTGCCAACCGTGCGGCATGGAACATTGGGTCGTAGGCCGTGCGACCGCCGACGTTGAAGCCGCTGCCGGTCAGCGTCGAGGCTTCCAGTTTGAAGGCAATCGCCTCGGATTCGTCCGTAAAAATCCGCAGTTCCTGCTCAATTACGCGGCCCTGCTTGACAAAATCGCGGAGCGACTCAAGTACGCGCCGGTTGACGTCTTGCGTGACGCTTTTGCTGGCAGGCCTAATCAGCGCTGGCCCGATTGCGGCAACCTTGGCCTCAAGCGCGCCGACTTTGTCGGCAACCTCAAGGCGCACTTGGTTGAGTTGCGCCTCGACATGCGAGCGTACCGCAGTCGTCTCATCGACAACACGTTGCACCGTTTGCGACTCAATCGCATCGAGTTTTGTAATGACTTGGTCAAGCATGGCATGCCCTTTTCAGTCGTTCGGAGAGGTGGCGAGAAACTTCGGCAAGCGTCAAGTGCTGCAGGAGAGCAGCCTCGGCTTGCGCTTTTTTGATGCGTTGCGCAGACTCAAGACGGTTGATTTGCGCTTGCGCGTTGTTGGGTTGCATGACAATCGACACTTCCATCAAGCCGCCTTTGACAATCTGGAAGTACCCTTCCATGTCGTCTTGGCCGCGCATTTGATACGGCGCACCTTCAGCGTCGACCATAGCAAACTCGTCCGCATAAGCGCCTACGGAAACGCCGCCAATCATGCGCGGGGCTTCTTTCATGATCTGGTACAGGTCGCGCCCTGCGGTGGTTGCGGTGTACAACTGCCCGCGTCCCATCATTCCGTCGTCCAAAAACTCAAACTCGGTCCACTGACCGACGGGCATCGAGGTGGCGTTGTGCTGAAAGTACATCGGCAACGGCCGGCCGACCTGCTGAAAGTTTTCGTACCACGCTTCAAAAGGCGCCGGTGTGTAATAAAAGCGCCTGCCGTCCATGCCCTCGCGCGGTCCCCAAGTCGTCACCATCGCTTCGAGGCGCCCTTGGCTTGCCTCGTCGGCCGAGCGGCCGAGTGCAACTTGCGCTTCGAGCAAACACTCAACAATTTGCATGCTTGTCCTCAACGACGATGGGCACCGGCACGCGCTTGCGCGCAGCCTCGATCCACTTGCGCAGCATCTCAAGCGGGCTCATACCTTGCCCGCCTGCCCGGTGCGCCCAATGACGCGCAGGTTGCCGCCGCCGCCCGTGTCTTGCGGGCTTGTGCCTGGGAGCGGCTCAGCGTCCTTGCCGTTTGCGGCAAGCGCATCTGCGCCTTCGCGCATGGGGTAGCCTAAGTAGACGCGCGCTTCGTTGGGCGTCATGATGCCGGCTTTGACTCCTGCAACCACGTAGTTCATTTGATCGGGTGGTGAGCCTTTGAGGAACTGATCAGTAGCAAACTCAACGTGCAGCCTCGGGAAGCCCTCAAGCAGTGAAATCTTTAACTTTTGCTGGAGGTTTGTCAAGAGAGGTGCCATCGTCGATTTATAGAACTCATCAAGCATGGTTTGCGTATTGTTATATTTGCCCTCACCAACACCGATCATCGAGGACGGCACGCCAAAGAGCCCACAGATGCGCTTCATCGTCTGTTCTTTAAGCCGCGCAGCATCGGCATCCTGCAGCGTCAACATGTCAATGGGCTCATACTTCATGCCCTGATCAAGCAGCATTGACTGTCCAGGCCTTGAAGAATCAACGCCTTGGCCGCCCAGCATGTTGCTCCACGCCTCCTTGAGCCGCGCGGCGATCTCCTTGTACTTGAGGTCCGGGATGCTTTGCGACGTCGTAAACATGCCCGACGGTTTGGCCCCGTTTGACATCACGTAGTTGGCGTAAATGTCGATGTCCTGGTCGAGCGCGATCAGTTCCACCGCTAAGATGCCCTTGTTGAAACCGCTTTGCCCTTGCCAGCCCGCGTCGCGGACATGCAACACCTGATGCGCCTGCAGCGGTTGGTCGCGGTTAAACCCGTAGGTGTCCGTGCTGAGCACGTACTGCGGGTAGCGCGTTGCGGTGATGCGCGAAGTAATGAGCGTCGAATCGAGCACGTACATCTCCAGCGGTGTTTGCGTCGTGCTCTCCTGGTCGCGCCGCCAGAGCACGACAAAAGCTTCGCCGCTTAACTCATGCCACATAAGCCACTGATACCAGAACTCATAACCGCTTTGGAAATTGTTGGGCTTGACCAGCAGGCGCGCAACGCTGCGCGCCTTTTCACGCTCGCGCTCAGAAACGCCAGCAGACGTCAATGCATCCACGCGCGTGCCGCTTTCGTCTTCGCACAACATACGCACCGGCAACTGCGCAAGCGCACGGGCTTTGACGCCAATGGCGCTCATGACCGTGGAGTTGCGGCTAAGCGTGTCCATGTTGATCGTGCGACCTGCGTTTGTCGACGCAGAAGTGGTCACATACAGGATCTGGTTGCTGCCAAAAGTGCGGTTGCGGGCCAGCTGCAGGATGTTGTTGCCCAACACGGTGTCGCCAAACAGCGTATTGGCCTCGTTTTGCCGGCGTTTGCCGATGATTCGCCTGAAGATGCTCATGTTTTTGCCCCTTAAAACGTGCGAAAACCCCAGGAATCCGACATGGTTGGGTTGTCGAGCGCGCAGTGCATGGCGATAATCAACGCGATGATGCCGTCGACTTTGGCTGCTTTGTCCGCGTCGTTTTTGCGCACTTTGATGTAGCCCTGCGTGTCTTCGTAGACCTCGCAGTTGGAGAGTTGCCAGCCCACAAACGGATTGCCGTCGTGCTTGATGCGCTCCGACAAAATCAACTTCTCAACGTGTTTGCTTGGGTTGCTCAAGACCGCCATCGCCTGCCCAACCTTCTTGATTGGGATGCCGTGTTCGTGCAATCGTGCAACTAGGCTTGCAGCATTATAGGCGTCGTAACCGACCTCGGCAACGTCGTACCGTTGCCATTGCCCCACAATATAATCGCAGATTTCGCGGTCGTCCATCACGTTGCCTTCAGTGACCTTCAAAATCCCGCTTGCCACTGCAACGCGGAAAATGTCCGCGTAGTGCATGGGGATCAGCGCAAGCGCAGCCTCAGGCAAAAAGAACTGGAACCGCGCCTCGAAGTCGTGCTCGCTGAACCGCAGCAACGTGCAGACGGCGTTTAAGTCGCGCGTTGCGGCCAGATCAAAGCCTACAAACACGCGCTCAGGCGTGCGCTCGCTCAAACCCACCGAGCAATCCCAGTGTTCGCGGTCAAGCCACGCCGATTGCGCGCTCGTGAAGACGTTCAAGGTCTTGCACAGAAACTCGTTGAGCGCGGCAGGCTTTAACTTTGCTTCTTCGGCACGCTGCGCAATCGCGTCCTCAAACACGGAGATGCCATGCATCGGATTGGCTTTGGCCCATGTTGAGCGGTCGCGCCAGTCATCAAGGGTGTCGAGACTGTAGAGCAGCCCAAACCAGCGCGGGTTGTCCGGCGCATCGCCCCGCAGCATGTTTTCCATCATCTGCAGGTCTTCGTAAAACTTGGTGTCTTTCGTAAAGCTCGCAGTGGAAATGTAGATGCGCAGCGGGTTCACGCGCGCCACCATGCCCGAGTGCACGACCTCAATCGCGTTGCGGTCGACAATCTGCGCAGCCTCGTCGATGATCGCGCAGGATGGGTTGAGCCCGTCGCCGGTTTTCTTCGTTTCCCGGCTCAGGGCCTTGAACACCGTCTGGCTGTCGCCTACGCGCGTAATCTGGTGTTTGCCGACGTTGTAGCGGCGCTGCAGATCGCTCGGCAGGGTCCCGATCAGCCCAAGCGCGGCTTGGAACACAATCTGCGCCTGGTCGCGGTTTGTCGCAAGCGTAAACACCTCGGCGCCACGCTCGCCAAACAACAACTCATAGATTGCAATCATCGCAATCAGCGTGCTTTTTCCCGACTTGCGCGGAATAAAAACGACGACGTCTTGCGTCATGCGGCGCACGCGCTGCTCGCGGTGCCAGAATCCGTAGATTGCGCAGGCAATCAACACCTGGAACGGTTGCAGCGCTACTTTCGAGCCAGCCCACGGTCCCTTGACGTGCTTCATCGTCGCGGCAAAAGACAGAAAATGGTCGACCGCGCGACCGTCGAATTCCCAATCGGATTGCTTCGCGTGCAGTTGGTTCAGGAACCGTTTGCACGCAAGGCGCACGTTGCGGCAGGCTGGCGTCTGTCCTTTTGCGACCGCCTTGGCGTAGGCGACCCCGTCCTGATGCGTCATGCGCGGGTGTAGCCCTTGAGAATTTCTGCGTAAGGCGACACCTCCTCAACCTTGCTTGCCGTGAGCCGTGACTTGGGCGTGAGCCCAAGTTCATTCATAAGCGAGATCGCGTTGTGCATCGCGCGGTCTGCAATCGCAATGTAGGGGTTTGGCGCTGGCGTTGCTCCAGCGTTGATCTTAATGACAAGCGGGTGCTTGTCGACCAGCGCACGGGCATGGACGTAGATTTGCATTTGATCTGCCAGCATCAACAACGCGTGCTGATCCTGCTCCGAGCCAATGCCGTACACCTCGAACAGATAGTCGGCCGTGTCCTTGACAAAGCGTTCGCGCGTAAACGCCTTCGGGTCGTTGGCATACGTCGCAAACGGAATGCGCGCTTTAACTTTGTCAGGGAGCGCCACGCCAATGTTCATGGCTTTAGACTTTGTGCCGTGCACCACGTGAACTTCGCGGGGTAGTTTATGAATGGCCATGCTCAAGCCTCGCTTTGTTGCCTGTAAAGTTTTCCCAGCGCTTGACGATGACGTCGCAATATCTTGGGTCTAGTTCCATCAAGCGGGCCACGCGACCGTTCTTCTCGGCTGCGATCAGGGTGGTGCCGGAGCCGCCAAAAGAGTCAAGAACGATATCACCGCCCTTTGTGTTGTTCAGCATTTGATACTCAAACAGAGCCACGGGTTTCATGGTCGGGTGCTCGCCGTTGCGGCTGGGCTTGTCGAACTCCAGGATTGTGGTCTGCTTGCGGTCAGCGGCCCACAAATGCGCGGAACCTTCCTTCCATCCGTACAGGCACGGCTCGTGTTTCCAGTGGTAGTCCTGGCGCCCCATAACCATGGACGACTTCTTCCAGATAAGGCACTGCCGCACGGTCCAGCCAGCGTCCTTGGCCGCGCCACGAAAGTTGTATCCCTCGCTGTCGGCGTGCCAGATGTAAAACACAGCGCCTGGTTTCATCACCGTGTTGGCAGCGGTGTAGGCATCGAGCAGGAACTGCCGGAACTGCTCGTCGCCCATCTGGTCATTCATGATGCGCTTGCCGTTCTTGCGCTCAGGATCGCCGTGATTTCCACCCTGCACTGCCACGTTGTAAGGTGGATCTGTTAGCCACATGTCCACCAGCGTGCCCTGGGTCAGTTGCGCCAAGTGGTCGGTGCTGGTGCTGTCGCCGCACAGGAGCCGATGGTCGCCAAGCAGCCACAGGTCGCCAGGCTTCGTGATCGGTTCTGGCGGTGGATCGGGCACTTCGTCGGGATCGGTCAAACCTTGCGTGCCCGTGGTGCGCAGCGCGCGCACCTCTTCTTCGGCAAATCCCGTAAAAGCTAAGTCGTAGCCTTCGAGTTCTAACTCCTCAAACTCGGCCGCAAGCAGACTGTCGTCCCAACTTGCAGACAACGCCAGCTTGTTGTCCGCAAGGACAAGCGCGCGCCGCTGCGCTTTGCTCAAATGCGCAAGCTCAATCGTAGTCACTTGGTCCATCCCGAGTTTTCGCGCTGCCGCCAAGCGACCATGACCCGCAATGACGCCGCGCTCGCCGTCGGTCAAGATCGGGTTCGTCCACCCAAACTCGCGGATCGACGCAGCAATCTGAGCGATCTGCGCTTCGCCATGTTGGCGCGCATTGCGCGCATAGGGCACGAGCGCGTCAACTGCCACCATCGTGATCGTCGGCTGCTGCATCCTCCCC